ATATTATTACAAACTGGAGATAAGATTGTAGAAAGATTAGAGGAATATCCAGTTCTAGATGAAGAGCATTATTCAGAAAAAGAATTAGAGCAATTCTATTCTAATATTAAATTTGCTGTTGAGGAATATTTATCTACCAATCAAAATACTCTAGATGAAAATCTAGCCTATGAGAAAAAGTATTTTAATAATGCAGGTGAACCACAAGAAAAACTTTATGAGAAAGTTAATGAATATTTAGAGACGGTAGGTAAATCAACAGGATACTTTTCAGAGAATTATCCAGATCATGAATCTATTGATGAAGCATTTAGAGAATTACAAATCGCTCATACTTTATCAACATTAAAAATTACAGCTGAAGATACAGCATTAGAACGTAATCATCATTTATCTCATTGGGAAATAATTAGAACAGATTATTGGTTGAGAAAAAATCAACCACAATTATTTGAAGTACATCAAGAAAATAAAGATTTCTATGAAGGTGAACCAATTAAATATCTAGACGCGAAATGTATTACTTGTGGTCTAGAAGTTAGGATTACGCCAAAACCATTACCAAATGAAATAGACCTTGGAGGAAGTCTATTAGCAGAGAATTGTAAATTATAAAAATAGAGAGAGGTAAATAAAAATGTCTAGAATAGAAGAACCGTTAGATGTTTTAGATGTAGAGATAATTAAAGACAGTCATGAGAAATATTTAATTAACTTTAACTCAATAAATATTGATTGGTCTTTATGTCCAACACAACCAAATACAACAGCTGGAATTAAGAGATATATTGAAACAAGAACTCGCATGGGTGGATTTCTTGATGCATTTTTCTCAAATGATTTAGGTTCAGCAATATCTAAAGCAGATAGTGATAACTCACAAATATTTAACCAATTATATGTATTTATGTATAACCATTTGCCACCAGTATGTTACGGAAGTAAAGAAAATGTAGATGCTTGGGTAGATGGTACATTCTTTTTAAACAGGAGATATTAAAAATGTCAGAAATAAATTCGCTAGAAGATTGTTATGAATATATTGGAGACGGTCATGCTCTCCGAAGATTAGGACTCGTAGAAGATATATGTATTTTCTTAAATAGATTCTTAGAATTAAAAGGTGCTAAGAGAATTTCTATTGAGCAAATTCCTTATGATCATACTAAAGGAATGACTCACCTTCCAGAATCTAAATACGATCTACATTCTTTTGATAATGATTTTACAGGATGTGCAGTAGTTAAAAGTGAATATATTGGTTGGTGGTTATGCGATCAATTAGGAGTATCGTATGAGCAAAAAATGGGAAGAGGATTTCAAGCTAGAGAATGTCTTGAGCAAATACAAAAATTTATTAAAGAGCATGAAGAATCTAAGGTAGGTAATTAAAATGTCACAATTTTATGGGTTGATGAAAGATTATAATGCGAAAAATTCTACTGTTACTAGAACAGGACACAAAACTTATGGGATGACTCAGGAGATTTGGTCTTGGCAAGGATCAATTAGAACTAGAGTTTGGACTACTAAAAATAATGTCAACATGTTTAAAGTAGAACTAATTAAACATCCTCAAACTGGTCAAGGGATAGAAATAGAATTAGCTAGAGGAACATTGGATGGAAAAAATGTCAAACTACATTCTCTAGAAGAATTTAATCTACTTACAGGCGAGGAAACTACATGGAAATTATCTGAATTTGTTCAGTAGTTTTCCATTGGACTGAATACATATTAGCAGGTTTTTATGGGGGTTCTTGACATTTCCTCCTTTGGTTTCCTGTTGATTGTCGCAAGGTCAGCCATCTGGATAAACGTGAAAGCCAGATTCCTATTCTTATTTAATTAAAAGGAATATTTATTATGAATTTACAGAATTTATGGGACAAGTATGATAATCCATGCACAATTCATTCTAGGTGCGATGGAGATGATAAAGAAATGTGTCGCAATGAAAAAGATCATTGTTATTGCGTTGGAGGAATTTTAGCAATACACAATTTAGAATTCCTTAAAGAAAGGAATGAAGATTTATATTTTCTTTACTTTGATGATATTGCATTTCCTAATGTAAACGAATTAACAAATGTGATAACAAATATATTTGATGTTCCAAATAATGATGAACATCTAGACACAATAAGTTTCTACGCAACTAAAATTATTAGTTTTAATGATAATAAAGATTTTGATATATCTAGGCATTATGTAGAAAAATTATTTAACTCTTATCCATATCTAGGTGAACCCCTTGGATAAAGATAGATTAATCGCAATAGCAAAAGAAGGTGCTGAATCAAACTTTCTAAAAATAGATAAAGATTTACCACCAATTGTTTTAACTCTTGATTCAGAAGGTGATGTAAAAATTTCTATTATTAAGGCAGAGAACGAAAAAGAATTAAGCGATAAATTAAGGGACTTACTTTGGGATAACAAAAGCATTGAGTATGTATTTATTAGCAATGCTAGTGCAACAAAGTTTGCAGATAAGGCTAGAGAATTAGGGAATGTTTTTGAGATGGCAGATGAAGATCGTATGGATATTTTATTTGTTGTTTACATTAAAAACAGTTCAATTGTGGAAAGCCATTATGCCATTGTTGAGAACAGAAAAGATATTTCAGAGTGGGAGAAAAAGCCAATAGATGTATTAGGAAACGCTTTAGTTAAGGAATGGTAAATAGATATGGAAAATAAATATAAAAACTCAACTTTAATGTTAAGTGAAGGTCAAACGGATTTATTACTTGACTATGTTATTGATCGTATGGAATCAAAAGAATTTGTAGAACGAGTTAGAGAGTCGTTACTTAAAGAATGGAAAGAAAATAAATATTTACTTACAACATTATGGGAAATATTTTTAAACGATAAATCAAAAAAGGAAATGTCAGATGAATGAGGAATACAAAAGAGCTTTAAAGAATAGAAAACAATGGAGTCAGCTTTATCAGAACGAGGATTTCATGAACGAATTAGAGTTCAGAATTAAAGCTGTGTCCCATGCAAATGAAGAAGGTAAAAGACTGTACCAAAAGCATAAAGAGACACCAGATTTTATCAATGATTCTATTACTCTTAACAAACAAGAGTTTCTTAGGTTAATAGTAGAGATAGAAGCATGTGATGACATATTGCCTAGAGCATATGAAAACTTTAAAAAAGCATTAGCTAAGTTAGATTTAATTTATCTTAAATTATATGAAGAGTTTGGTGATCAAAAGGAATTTACGGAAGGGGGAGATTTAAATGGTAAATGAAGAAGAGATACTTACTACAATTTATAGCGTTAAGTGTATTAAGTGTGGATTACATTTTAATATCTACACTTGGCATCCAGAGAAACATAATATTAATTCAATCTTTTGTCCTGAGTGTGGACAACATGAAGGTTCTTTTATTTTATGGAGAACGGATATCTCTGATCCAATATTTAGACACGTACCATATTTTGATAAAGAGAAAAAAAGTAGTGCAAGTCTAGTAGGTTTTCCTACATAAATTAAAGGTGTAACAATGAATGAAAACCCATCACTACATTTCTATTGCCAGACTACTGAAAATCCCATCTCTATATTATTCCGAAGAGATGAGGAAGGGTTAGCGATAGCAGATTTTTATATGGAAAATGATCCACAACCATTAATGTCTATACCAAGAGACGTTTTAATTATAGCTGTGGAGCAGGGTCAATACGATCAAATAAATTAAAGAGGTTTTAAATAATGCCACCAGAAAAAATGCCAAGATGTTTTGACTGCGATAAGACTATTAAGCAGTCTGATTTATATCATCTAGTGTACGTACATGAAGAAATTGAAAACATGGAAATGTTTCCTCACTACACAAATAAAGTAAGGAAGTCTCCAATGAATAGTCCACAATTCTGTTGTGATTGTATGGGTCACGATCTTGGTGAATGTATAAAAGAGAGAGCAAGACAGAAATATTATGAAGAGTTTAAACAAGCAATAGTTAGAAGTTCTGGAGGAATATCCAGAGCAGGATTCTTAGGAGGAATTTAAATGGAAATCAAATCAAAAGAAACAATAACAATAGACCTGACTCCAGAGTATACAACTTTATTTGCTAGGGCAATAGCAATAGTTGATATGTATTTAGAAGAAGATCAAAGTAAAGACTTTGTTATTACTTTGCTTGAGTATGGAAAAAGACTTCATAACACTAAAGATATTTGTCCTGACCCTTTACATATTAATCCTGATATGCCAAGAGTTTGGAATGATCCTTACTTAACATAATGAATACTCCAACATTTGATTGCAGTATATGTAAAGGTAATTATTCTGTACGCATGACCTATTATCGTGGAAGAAATATTTGTGGTTGGTGTGGATATGAAATTGAATTCGGAGTGCCAACAACAGATTTTAAAAAGTTAATAGGTTTAACCAGAATGATTACATCAGTAAACATTGAGGACGGTGTAGATGAGTAAATGAATATAACTTACATAAAGTAAGTAGTTAAGAGAGAAAAAAGAATCACTACTTATATTAAATAAGGTCGATATAAACATCATAACTACTGGAGAGATAGTGAGATGGCAAGTATAAAAGAACAGTACGAAAACGTAGATATTACGATGGACAATGGATTAACTGCTACCGCAGGAAGTTCGTTACATAGAGTCATTGTTAACATGATGACTAAAGAGGCTGAAGCAAAACAGCAAGAGAAAGTAGACGGCTATACAGCAAGTCTTAAATCTCATGTTGATCAGATAGAAGGTCTTAGTGACGACTCTATCGTTGAAGCGTTTGTCTTAGTTAAGAACGGTGATGGATTTGAAGTCACAGCTGTGGACAACGCTAAGAAAATTGTAGTCAAGAAGTATCTACGGAAAGCTACAAAAGAAGAGTAACTCCGTACTCTCACCAGAGGAATGAATTAATTTTTGTTCCTCTGGTTTAATACTTTAACCTATGAAATGCTATTCATGAATAGATTGGCACTCAAATGGGTCGCATAGTGATTGCTTAGTGAAATCGCTACATGATACAATTAAAGTCCTACGGAGAAATTAAGTGAATTTGCAACCTACAAAATTAGATAATTTTATTGGACAAGACAGAATTAAAAAAGCTGTCTCTGTCTCTATACAAGCAAGTAAGAAAAGGAAACAAGCATTTCCACATATATTAATTTATGGAGGAAGTGGTTTAGGAAAAACAACTTTAGCTAACATTATTGCTAATGAATGTAAGTCTTATTGCTCAACATTTTTAGCATCCGTATTAGAATCTCACGAACCTGTTTATACAGCATTAAAATCAATGCAACGTAATGATTTCTTATTTATAGATGAGGTTCATGCCTTACCTAAAAAATTACAAGAAACTCTTTATACAGCAATGACTGATAAGAAAATTGAAACTACTATTAATGGTTATAGATATACTCATAACATTAATGATTTCACATGTATGTCAGCTACTACAGAGATAGGTTCTTTAACACCACCGTTTCGTGAGAGATTTGGATTCATTATTGGATTAGATAAATATACTGATTCAGAAATGCAAACAATAGTTTCTATGTATACAGACAAATTAAAATTTAAACATACTAAAGAAGCTATAAAAATAATTGCAGGAGCATCTAGGCTCAATCCCAGAACTGCAACAAGAATTATAGATCGTTGTGCAGATACTGCTGTAGTTTCAAAAAGTAAATCAATAAACGAATCTATTGTGCTTGAAACATTAGATTATTTACAGATCGATACAAGTGGATTAACTTACTATGATTTTGTAATTCTTAGAATGTTACAAGAAAGATTTAGAATGATGCCAACAGGTTTAAGCAATCTTGCTTTAACTGCAAACATAGATGAAAAAGATTTAACTAATATGTATGAGCCTTTCTTAGTGGAACACAATCTCATAGAGAGAACTCCAAGAGGAAGGGTTATAACTCAAGAAGGAATAATAGCTTATGCAAACTACCGTAAGAAAAACAAATAAGATGCTAATGATGGAATACAAGTTTGATAATGCTATTGAAGATATTCTTATAAATGCATTAGTTGAATCACGTGGGGAACAGAAAGAAGCAAGTTCCACTCTAGATATTTCAGAAGCATCGTTCTCCAGATGGATACAACAATTAGGTTTGGATAAAAAGGTTTCGACTATTCGTAAAAAGAATGGACTTCCCCCAACACCTAGAGACTTACACATTGAAACAGAGAGTGGAAAAGAATTAATAGAGATAGCCGTTGTATCAAGATGTAGTGAGTGTGATAAGAAATACGAAGATCTGATATCTCACAAGGTCACAGGTATAACAAGTAAAAACAATCAAGTAATAGCTGTTGTTAGAGATGAACTAAATAGAAAACATTGGTTCTCTCTTAATATGTCAAAGATAGAATAACGCTCCTATCTTACTAATATATATGAAAGGTGGCAGACCTTCTTTTCCTGCCATCCTGTATACAACATACAAGAAACCATATCTAGGGGGTCAACGCTTATATGTCAAGTGGGTACGATAGTAACGTCTTGTTAATCAGAGATTTATCAGACGAAATTTTTAATTTAGAAGATGAGAAGAGTCGAATAACTGCAAGAATAAGAGAAATAGATTCAGAAATCTTAGGATTGCTTACAGATTTTTACAGCTTATCAGAGGCATCAGATAGATTAGATAAAAGTCCACAAACTTTATTACGAGGAATTAACGCTAAGAGATATACAGGTGTTAATTATGGTGGACGATGGTATATCAAGAGGTCAGAAGTTACAGATGAAGCAGAAATAAAAAGAAGATTAGAAAGGGGTATTTAATGGCTGATGAAATTAACTGGGATATTAATATAGAGGATATGCCTACAGAAGATGTCAATGAGTGGGAATTTAATTTAAGACCTGCTAATGACAAAGGTGAAAGCGATATTATTCAAGGTCGAGTTGATCCTTCCCTTGGAAGAGTTATAGATGAATTAATACAAGAATCAAAAGGAAGTGGATTACCTCTAAAAACTAGAGCAGACTTTGTTCGATTAGCTGTATTTAGATGTGCAGGTCAATTGCAAAGATATCTTAGTAGTCAGAATGAGAGCATTACTCATTACTTACTATTGGAAAAACAAGCAATGGCTGAAGCACAGAAATCAGCCATGTTAGAGAGAGTATTAACTTCTGTACAGAGTTTAACGAAAGGTTTGATAGTTTTATCAGCTGATCATAGAAAAGATTGGACTGAGATCAATAAAAGAATTACTGCGTTCTTAAAACCTGTTATGGATATGAGGGTTTCTGATCCATTCCTATCTAAGTTATATGTTACTGAATTGTTTGAGTATAGCAGATTTAAAGACATATTAGAAAAGTTAAAAGAAAACAAAAGCATCAGTAGAGTTATAAGTGAGGCAGAGAAATTTTATGAATCCTAAAGACTATGGATTGCCTTATGAAGAGTTAAGGGATGGTCAGATTAAGGCACTAGAATGGATAGAGAATGAAGAGTGGTTATCAAAAAGAGAAGAGAATAAAGTAAAAGTTATTGAGGCTCCAACTGGAACTGGTAAGACTGGACTTGTTCTATCTCTTTCTGCAAAGAATCCACATGCAAGAGTTTTAGTTTTATGTGCAACAAAATTGGAACAGGAACAGTACGAGAATAATGTAACAAGTGAGTACAAGGGTTTTATATCTGTTAAGGGTAGAAATAACTATCATTGCCATTTAGATAACCCTAATGCAGATAAAGAATGTTCTGATAGTGCTTGCTTTGAAGTTCATGTTGATCAAGCTAAGTGTACTGTTAAAACAGAAAAGGGTAAGAAGTTTCAATGCCCTATACGAAATGAATGTGCATACTTCCAACAACTTGATGGTATTAAAAGTGCAAGAGTTGTAGTTACAAACTATGCCTACGCTTTAAATATGTTGAACTTTAATCCTGATAGATTTGGAAGGTTTGATTTAATAGTTTCTGATGAAGGACATGTTCTAGATGAAATGCTAGAACAGTTTATCCAAGTCAAACTATGGGAAAGACAAATGGATAGATTATATGGAATGAATCTACCTAGATACGATACTGTTCCTCAATGGCAAAGGTGGTGTGAAGATAGACGTTATGCAATAGATTCTTTATATAAATCTACTCATGACATTCCACCAAATGAAATGACTAAAGATGAAATTACTTTAGCTAAGAGAGCAGAAACTGTAAAAGATTCTTTTGACATTATTAAGAATATGGAATCCGATTGGGTTGTTGAACAGGATAAGAGTGCTGTTGAGTTTAAGCCTGTTTGGGTAACAAGTAAAAGTAAGGAAGTATTATTTAATCACTCTCCTAGACATATTGTTATGAGTGGAACTATTCCATCAGGAACAGAACTTGCAAAGAAGGTAGGCATCTCTCACAGGGAGTTTAAATTTCACAGATTACCTTATACGTTTCCTGTAGAGAACAGACCTATTATTTTAAAACCTGTTGCTTCAATGAACGCTAAGAATATTGATTTAAACTTACCAGTTATTGTTAACGCGATTGATCAACTAATAGAACAGAACTTAGATAAGAAGATATTAATACATACTGTTAATTACAAGATTGCACAGTATCTAGAAAAAAGGAGTAAGTATAAAGAGTATTTATTTACACACAATAGTAGAAACAGGATATGGGTATTAGAACGCTTTAAACAGGCTACTGCACCTGCCATATTAGTTTCTCCATCCTTTGATAAAGCAGTTGATCTGCCTGACAAAGAATGTGAGTTAGTGATTGTGGCAAAGCTACCTTATCCATATCTCGGATCTAAAGTTATGCAAAAAAGATTAAAAGAAAGCAGGAGGTATTACGATCATGAAACATTGGCTACCCTGATCCAAATGGCAGGGAGAGGCGTTAGGAGCGAGACTGATATATGTCCTACAATCATTCTCGATTCTGGTGCTTCTACGTTTTTAAAAAGATGTAGGACACAAGGCTTAATACCAGAAGGTATTGAGAAAGCAATAGTAGGTTTATAGAAATGGTTTCAGAAATTAACTGGGGAGAACCCATAGAAAATTTTCCAACTGGTGGTTGGGATAACTTTGACGGAGTGATAGATACAATTGAATATGAGCAGGGAAATTTTGGTATGCAAATTCATATCGTTATTCAACCAGAAGAATACGAGTATGAAGCCAGAGGAATGACTTATGATCCTGACTCTCCTTCAATAGTACAGAACTGGTACGGAATGGGTGGAGACACTAATACTTATCAGGTTTCTGAAGATGGTTATTCCGTAATTGGTCCTCAACCTAATCAGAGAACTAGAGCAGTCAGACTTATAAAGGGTATTATTCAACACTCTAATAAGAACCTTAAAGGTGGAAATATACAGCCACTAGAGGGTGCTTTGGTACATTGGAAGAATACTCCTGACGGTGGTAGGAATCCAGAAACAGGACAAGTAAATAAAGATACAACTCATTACTATCCTGTATCACCACCTGTAGGAGCAAAAGGCTCTACTTTAGACGCAGGAAAAGTAGAAGAGGCACACGCTTTATTAGCATTAATTATGGGAGATAACGAAACTGTTAGAATAAGACAGATTCCACAATTGGCTTTAGAGCATGAAGAAGAATTTGGTTCAGACGTTGTAAAACTGGTAGCTGACCCCAAAGTAGTTGAATCAGCAATCAGAGCAGAGATTGTAGAGAGAGTAGACGAAAGAACCATAGGACGTATTTAATAAAATAGGAGCAGAGTAGATAAGAAAAAATTCTTGGATTCAAACACTCCGATGTGACGTTGACTTGTCCGTTACTACTTATCTAAAAAGGTGCATAACTCCGTACACAGGTGAACTAGCACCGTTCTCTGTTCCTTAAAGAAATAATTGGGAGTGAGGTAGTTAGAGTTTCAAATGGTGGTATCTCTAACTAAAAAGGGTGGTTTTTACCTTAGTCATTTTGGGTTCCTTCCCCATCCGTTCCTCACTCCCTGTTAAGAGAGAGAATTATGAAAGCTGAGAGAGTGGAACAACAAGAACTGTTGTGGGATAACAAATTAAAATTATCTTACGAAAGCAACGAACGAACAGGAGTACATGTATCTGACTTATTACTTTGTTTAAGACAAACAGCATTGTCAAAACAATTTAAACCTAAGTGGGACTCACAAACTCTGTATCGTTTTACTATGGGAAGGTCACTAGAAAAAGTTTTCTTTAGTGATCTCATGCCTGTAGCTACACAAGAATTAGAAGTTGAATTAGACGGTATCGTTGGTCATATAGACTTTGGTGCTGACCCTATCGACTATGAATGTAAGCTAACTTGGAGTAGACCACCAACAAATACTGAAAAGTTATTTGAAGATAAATTCTGGTGGGTAGAACAAGCAGGTGCTTACACCTATATGCGTAATAGAACTGAGATGAACTTTGTAGTTTGTTTCTTAAACCCTATTCCTAAACTTATGTGCTATCACCTTGAATGGGATGAGTATGAATTAGAAGAGTTATGGTCTAGGTTGCAAGAGAATAAAGAATACTTAGCAGTAAAAAATATGAAAGAAGAATTACCAATGAAAACTCCTTTTACATGGTTATGTAGAGGATGTGCATATAAGGAAGTGTGCGATGACGCAGTTTAAAGAAAAGAATTGTGGACGTTGTAAAAAGAATGTTGTGTATAACCCTTGGTTAACCTATCACGAAAAAGGTATTCCTATATGTAAAGACTGTATAGAAAGAAGAATAAATCCAATGAGGAAATCGATGGGACAGTTTCCTGTTCCTATCCATCCAGAATCTTACGGAGAGAGTAATGAACAATTTTGAATCGTTAGAACAATATTTAGAAAATAGACGCAGAATCATTATGAGTGTTTGGGCATCTACTGGAGTAGGAAAAAGCTACTTTGGATTAACCGCACCTAAACCAATTTACTTCCTTAGTTTAGAACCAGAAGGTCCATACTGGAGTTTACAAACTGCATTAGATAATAAGACTATCTCGAATGAAGATGTAAAGATAGATGAAGTTATTAGAAGTGCATTAGCAACAGATGATATTCCTTTGGTAAGAACTTTAGTAGAAGAAACAAAGATATATCGATATATGAAACAGGTTATAGAAGATGTTATTGCTGAAGGTGATGACAATGGAACTCTTGTTATAGATACAGGAACTACTTGGAATCAAATGATGCAAGAAGTAGAAATGGAAGAAATTAATAGAAAGCGTAAGAGTCAGGGTAGAGATTTATTCCCATTTGATTATCGTTATGCAAATAAAGCTATGAAGAGTTCTATAGATGCAATAAGGAATTCTAACTTAAATTGTATTATCACTCATCATGGTTCTAGTGTTTATAACGCTAAAGGTGAGAAAACTACTAGAACTGAGATATCAGGTAATAATCAGTTGCCTCAATGGGTTGACGTACAAATACAACTTAGATATTCCTCTGAATCTAAAGAGAGATATGCAATTGTTGAAAAGTGCCGTATTGATGTAAATAAGATCGGAGAAGAAATAGATGACCCTACCTTTGACAAAGTAATAGAAGTTATAGGCGGATAATTATGGATAACAGAAATCTTCAACCTAATTCATGGGTACAAGCAGATAAAATACGAGCAATATGTGCAGAGAGTCCTTATATAACTTTAGCTGATATAGCAAAGCAATTAGGTATAAGTAGACAAAGAGTACATCAGGTTATTGAAAGAAATAATAAGTTAGGAATTAATCCTATAGTTAGGCATAGACCTTTAGCTAAAAGATATTACTGTGAAGGTTGTAATAAACAATTGCAGGGTAAGAGAAAAACAAATAAGTGTGCATCTTGTTTAGTAGAAGATAACTCTATAACAGCTGTATGCGGTACTTGTAAAAATGAGTTTAAGTTAATCGGCAGACAAGCAAGTGTTAGAAGAGCGAATATAAACTTTGGAACTATTAAACATCCAGAAAATATATTCTGTAGCAAGAAATGCTCTGGAGCATTTATAGGTAATAATTACGGATTTGCTTATACGGTATGGGGAAAGAAGAGGTCACCATGATACTTCTAGACTCAAACCAAGCAACTATGGATCAAACACTAAAGTATTATCTTGAGGAGCAAACAGATGTAGTTGTTACTCCTCTCGATACTGCTGACTTAATGTTTATGGGAAAAATGAAAGCTGAGAAAGTTAGTGTGGGATTTGAATTAAAGAAAGCCCCTAGTGACCTCATGGCTTCTTTACGTGATGGAAGATTAATCACACAGTTACCAAGAATGACTGAAGAGTTTGATATGGCATATCTGGTAACTATAGGTGATAGCGAAAAAATTAATTTAACAAGTGGAAAAATAGAAGAGAGAGTTAAGGGTGGAAAGTGGGGAGAGTCAAGTTTCTCATACCATTACCTAAACTCTATCATGACTAGATTTGAGGCAAGTGGTGGTAGGGTTCGACACGTTAGAAACACAGAACATTTGGTCGCATTAATTATGTCGATTATGAGATTCTGGAAAAAGGAAGAACACACAGAGGAAGTGTTCTATAGAAAACGTCATAAGTTTATTGATTGGAAGTTACTGGATAATCCACTTATGGAGATGTACGAGAGAATGGGAATAGGTATTAAAAGAGCAGGTTTACTTGCAGAAAGATATCCAACATTAGAAAAACTTGTTGTAGCTAGTCCTAAAGAACTCATGTCTATAGAAGGATTTGGTAAACGTACTGTTGATAAGGTTATGGATTTTATTAGATAAGGAGAGAGATATGAATAATATTAGCAAGCAAGAAGCATTACATTGGCTTGGAGATCGAGGGGTTGCTGTATTGCCAAATGATATTAGAACTTTTAACGATTGGGTACTCGTAATCCATAGAGATTATAAAGATATTGATTGTTATAAGGTTGATTGGGAGAACTCCTACGCTGAACCTTGGGATGAATTGAACTATGACGATAGTCCATTTAAACCTAAAAATGGAGAGAAAACTAAAATAGCTATGGATGAAATGGATAGAGAGTATAAAAAGTATTTAGAGGAGATTAATAATGGCACAGATAGTAACGTGTAGAGAGGACGGATTAAGGATTAATGTTAAACCTGCTAATGGAAAGTTTTTTACATTAGATGAAATACAATGGCTTGTTAGTACGAATAATAAACCTGCGTATTTTCAACATGTTCCATTACAGAGAAACTCATATGAGTTTAATGCGACTCACCCATTTACTGTAATGCTTTGCGATGAAGAAGGATTAGTACATGGAGAAGATGAAATAAACGAGTTCGCTACAAGCTGTTCGTTCTCTGATATATATGGAAATGTATTAATATGTAACACCGATTCTGAAGGAGAATATATTGAGTAAGAAAATTCCAGAACATTTAAAAGGTTTTTTAAATAAAGAAAAAAATAAACCTACACCTTTAGTAGAAACATATGAATACCTTAGATGGGACGGTGGAGTAACTATAAAAAATCTCGTTAAGAATTCTTATGAAATCGCACAGGAAAAAGGTTGGTGGGATGAAGACAGGGATATCCCTCATATCCTCTCTCTGATCCACTCAGAGGTGTCTGAGGCGTTAGAAGAATACAGGGATCATGGAGATAATATATTTGAATTTGGTGGAAGAAGTTCTGAAAATCATGGATTCGTATTTGAACTTGCAGATATTATGATTCGCGTGGCAGATTTAGCAGGAAGATATAGACTTGATTTAGAGGGAGCAATTAAAGATAAAACAAAATATAACGCTAGTCGAGAGCATAGGCATGGAGGAAAGAGTGCATAAACTTTGCCCCAAATGCGATGGGTTAATGAGTTTACAAGATTATTTAACATGCGTGTCTTGTGGGTATATAGCGTACTCAATAGAAAGACCAGACAATAGAGTTAATCGCAACCCTACATTTAAGGGGAATGTTCATTTTGTTAGATACGCAGGAAATATAGAAGGGTGGGCAGATAAAACAATAATGGTTACGGTTGGTAGAAACAGAATGTTTCAAACTAGCCCTAGACCAATATTTACTCCAGAATGTCCGTTCTGCAAAGAAGATATGAAGGAGAGAATGAACAAAGGATTTTACTCAGCGAATATAGTTCTAGGCAATAAAGGGTTTTATCCTTACACATGTAAAAATAAGCATAGGATATCTATGCACACAGGAGATGAGGAATTTTTATGGATATAGAACAGTTAATAGAAGAAGAGCATCCTGATGCTTTAAAGATAAAAGAATTAATAGAAGAGAGAGTTAAGATTAATCGGTTTAAGGCTGAATTAGAAGAAAGAAGAAAAGATGTTGATACTCAGCTGTCAGAATTTTGTAATGAGAATGAGTTAGATAAAATTAAATCAGGTAACCACACTCTTGCTATAGTGAGTAGCAAAGGCTCTGGTAGGTGGAATAAGAATGAGTTAGTTCGTATGTTAAGTCCACTACAGCTAGAAAAAGTTTATTCAGAAGGTAAAGGATACTCTTACGTTAAGGTAACAAGTAAACATGCGAATGAATCTTAGAAGAGGTAATACAGCATCAATAGTTATATCAGGTTATCGTAATGGATTTAGTATTAATCAAATATCTGAGATATCAGGAATTCCCAAAAGGACATGTCAGACTTGGGTGAAAAGGTATAGAGATCAAGAGGTAGAGTATTTTAAACCAGAAGAACATGCTCATTACTATCTTGTAGAGCAACCTAACGGCACAGAGTCACAGGGTGTATGTAAGATTTGTTTTCACGTTAAAATACACTATAACTCAGACTATGATCCTGTTACCAAGAAACGAATAAACCCTCATAGGTTTAGATTAAAAAGTATAGAGTGACTTTTACCTTAATAAGATAATCTCACTACCCAAGCATGAATTGCGTCTGTTCCTGATCCCCCAAAGGTTTGGTTAGCAGTTCCACTTGATTGAGTTTGAGTTATATACCATTCAAACCAATCACTTGCTGCAAATACCATAGGAAATACAACCATTAAACCAGTATCAGTTGCAGGTGGAGTACCTACTTGCATGTAAGAAGGTTGGTAATACCTAACTGCTGTACTACCTCTTTTAGCATAAACTTCTACTGTAGCTGTGTCTGTTGTTACATCAATAGCAGGAATTTGCAGTCCACATAAATACAATCCTGCAACTGGAAGAGTTAATCTAGTTGCGTTTCCAGAATCCCAAAACGTAGTACCTTCAGATGTATAACGATCCATACCAAATAAATATGTGCTACCTGTATCTGATTTTGATTCCCAAGGAATAGCAACGTGTGCTGTATTACCTACAGTTAAAGAAGAACTACGTTGGACTGTAACTCCACCAAGAACTTGATCTTTTCTAACGTTATTATATTGAGATGCTAAAACTGTTTGTCCTGCACTTACATCTGAACTATTCGGCATTACTTACTCCTTGAAAAAACGCTGTATAAGCTGAAGTTAGAAATATGAATATCATGCCAAACACTTGTTTCTCCAATGATTTCATTGCATCTAATAATTGCAGAACCGTCATCTTCAGCAAGGGTGAGGTGAAACTCTTTGGCAGTTAACACCTCATCTCCATCAACTTCTAAATCTAGCCCAACGCCAGTACAGAAATAGACTTCTACTTTATCTCCATTCTCAATCTTCTCTGCTATTTCTTTCTGACGATAAGGTGCGATGTTAGTCTTCTTCAATTGTAACAATCTCTTCATTGGACTCAGCAATCTGCTCTTCCAACTCCTTAATCCTTTTATCTTTAAGGATTCCATTAAACTGTTCTCTTGCCATTGGATTTATAGTAAACAGTCTTTCTAAATCTTCCATAGTAATCATTACTTCTTGCTGTTGGGTCATATCTACTTCTCTCTCCTTATAACTTTTATTAAATGCCAAGCATCTAACATGATTTGACGCTGCTCCTCTCTAGACATGCGTCTTTTATCTTTAGTGCCACGACAACTTCTTATTAACCGCCAAAGTGCCATAAGAATTCGTGGACTCATCATTCTCTCCTTACACCATAATTACTGTAAGTATTACACCAACTGATGATGCAATTATCACACCTATAATACTAAATAATAAACCTTTCATCCAATTTTGACCTTCTTCTAGCTTTGTTAAGCGTATATTTAGGTGGTGAAAGTCATTATCTTTTATTAACCTAATAGACGATTCAATCTTGTCCAACCTGTGGTTAATAGTCTCTCTTATATAACTAGGATTGATATCGTCAGACATACTGATCTAGGGGTTTATTCCCCTTCTAACAGTTTCATCCCTAGTGCTATTATCCCACCAGTACATCCAGTAGCTACAGCGATCATGTCTCCATTACCGTCTTTAAGTAATGCAATAATACTAACCATAGCTAACGCAATAATAGCGAGTAATACTTGAGGTCTTATCTTTCCCCAATTCATTATGTTGCTGCTGTAAATGTCGGCGTGTCGGGTTTTGCTGCAAGTGTCAGAGATTTTTCTGCTGCATGGATAATGCTTTTAGCAGTATTGTTTGCAATATGTACCGAATAGGTTGCATCAGTTAAATTCGGCTCACCATCATCTCCGCCTCTTTCCCTGTTCATCCAAGCAAGGGCGTTGACCCTTGTTGCACTCGGAATCGTTGCGGACTTTTTTGTGCCACCCTCGACAGTTATCTCTATTAAAATGTCACCTGTTGCCATTTCTAAGCTCCTGTAATTCTTGTTTTAATTCCTGTACTGCTTTTATTAAAGTGGGAACTAAGTGTTGATATTCTACTGTAAACATCCCATGACTATCACACTCTAAGCCTGCCATACATTCTGTACAGTCTCTACCTCCACCTTGGTCATTGATTACCCAAGGGGCTACCTTTACAGTATCCTGTGCAAGCATACCCATGTACTTACCTCTGTAGTTTTTATCGTACTCTGCCTCATCTGTAGGGTCGTCCCATCCGAAGTCAACAACATTGAACTTATCAACTAATTCAAGAGCCTTAGTATTCGTAGGTACTATATCTGTCTTTAGTCTCATATCGGAGGAGGTAGTTATACTTTGGTTACCAATATACATAGTGGTCGAGCCAGAACCTACAGAGGAATCATCCATTTTATTGTTCGTAGAGTTTGAATTTCCAAGATTAAACCCTGAATTGAATCTTGCAGTTCCTGCACCAACATACAGCGAATAATTATCCTCTCCCTCAGTTGGATAACCTGATATGTATACCGTTGCAGCAGCGGTAATCGTGTCGGAACCTTTTGTAATGTCAGGTTCAGATAGGTACATCGTTGATACTACGCCAATAGTTTCGGAGTTATCCTGCGTGGTAATAGACCCTGCACCGTTATGCCCTGCAAGAAAATGAGCCTGATAAGACGTATCCCCATCTACGGCTGTTATGGCGGTTTCTAAAGCAAACCCAATGGCTACCGAACTACCACCACTACTAGTCCATGCTCCAGATGTTGACATACCAAAATAGTGGTAGCCAGAGGGTTGTATCGTGAGTCGAGGAGTTGTACCTACTGTATAGCCTTCTCCAATTACCAGAGTATCCGCAGAGTCATCCAATGCCATGTACCAATCTTTGACGTTACCATCAAAGACCACAGCGGTATCCTCAGCCCCTGCGTCACCAATAACGATTCTCGGAGTGGTTCCAGCAATATAAATATCGGTATAAGTTCTGAACATTGTTGCTTTTTGTTCAGCATAAGTCGTGCCAGAAATGTCGTAATTAATCTGGGTGGTTGCGTCAATTGTTATGGGATAACCTGAATGAATTAGCAACCCAACAGAAGCCCTCGTATCGTAGTCCATCTGGATTTCAGAATATCGAGTGTCTGCGGTGTTGAATGTCCACGCAATTCCTGTGGCATTGGTGCTACTAGCCCCACCTTTCATGTAAACCCATCCACCATTAGCATCTATTGTGAGACTTCCATCAAGTCTAGATGCCCCAGAATCTACCCAGAAAGCCCAATTATTGCTAGTAGCTTCATGTGGAGCATTAGCAATATAAACAGTAGCGGCATGCGTTACGGAGGCTCCTGTTGCAGATACGTTTATATCTGGTTCTGCAAAATATGCTGAATAAACAGAGCTTGCCGTTAGATTGGCATTAATAACAGATTCGCCCGGATAAACCTGTAAATGATTTATGTTGCCAGAGTCGGTATTCATAGTCAGAACATTAGTGGCAAGCCCTACAGCTAATCCTCTTGGATACTGGCTTGTCTGGTCACCGTCAACTCTTAGCGTGGTTGAGTTATTAGGTGAACTGCCACCATTTCCAATATAAACATTACCACCAGTATTCATGGCAATTCCAAGACCGCTCCCTACTGTAGTCCCCGTCCCAATGCTGAACCTGTCATTGGTGTCATCTATGCCGATATAATAGTCTTGAGCATTGCCATCAAAGACTAGAGAAGAGTCCTCTGCTCCTGCGTCACCAATAACTATTCTTGGTGTCGTTCCTTCAACATACACATCCTGCTTGAAACGGACTCTTTCACTACCATTAGTTGTTTGAAAGTACATATAGTCATTAGTGCTTTCTTCTATGGTTAATGCGTTAGATTCGTTGTCAGGTATCTGAATTGTTGCTGCTGCCCCAAACTGTATTGCCCCTGCTCCACCAGATGACAGAGTGATATCGTCGCTAAATGTAGTGGCTTGAGCAAACGTAACCCCACCACCATCTGCAATCGTCATGGCTAGGTCACCATCAGAATAGTCAATGGTTGCTACCTCAAGAGAGCCAGTAATCTCTACGCCTGATGCGTGAGTTGATAATTTAGTAGAACCGTCATGATTAAGTGCAACAGCACCACCTTGCGTAGCACTTATCATGTTTGCGTTATTAGCAGCATTATTAACTTGAAAATCATTTGCAAGTATTGCTATATTGCCTGTTCCTTGGTCTGATATATATGAATGGTTACTATCGTGATATATAGATAGGTCACCACCAGTACCAAATACAGCTTTTACATTATCAGGAAAAAACAGATAATCCTGATCTTCATCCCACAACATATACCTACCAGATGTAGCACCAAAGAATTTAACATCATGACCTGTATCGTCAACCCCAACTGTTAAGGCTCCAGTAACAGTAACTCCTCCAGAAGCTAGAGTAATTAAATCTGTATCTGAAGTATGTCCAATAGTTGTGCCGTTAACTATTATGTTATCTATAGTAAGGGAGCCAACAGTAATTGCTCCATCAGAACCATCTACGCTTATAGCATTATTAGTTCCAAGTGACCCACCTCTACTTAAAACAAAATCATCATTCGATGTACTCTCATCAATTCCCATAACAAACTTATCGCTATCTTGTAGCGAGTAAGTTGTTTTAGCATCTTGACCAGAAGTGCTAGGATCAAGATGTAATTGACCAGTACCAGTTACTGATAAAGTTCCAGTAGCTATAACTGGATTTGATACAACGCTACTTGCAAGTCGTATAGCCATTTACCACCCCCTAACTACAAACGTATTGTGTGGCATTGTGATATTTGCGTTTACATAAACATGAACTGTTGAGATATCAATCTCTTCGTCAGATTGGTAATAACTTTGACCGTCTTCTAAAACTATATCGTAATTATTAGGGGCAGTTGAGTTATTCTCTCCTGTAAACGCTCCATTAAATTTCACATACATTTTTTGACCTGTATCATTATGTATAAATAAAATGGTAACTGGGGATGCGAAAGTGAGTGTTGAGTCAGTAACAGCTGTTACATTTCCTGTAGTAGCAATACTTTCTCCTGATTTGATAGCCAATCCAGTCCTCCTTTCAAAAACAATGTACCAGTATATTTTAAGCGATTGTGTGGGTTGTTTCGTAAGATTAATATTAATCCTAGCCCACATATTACTCGTTACTGAAGCTGAAGAAAATAACCCTATTTCCCTTACCGATACATTTGATGAACTTGTTGTTATTTCGTTTGCAGCAAATTCAGCTATATAACGTATTGTATATGAATCCATTACAGAACGTAATCGCACTTGCTTTGCTGTAGCGGAACTCCCTGTATACGGAATAGCTGTTTGTAAAGCTGTATCAGCTGCTGCTACTAAATTAGTTCCAGAACCTACACCTATATAAGTTGGAGGTGTAATCGTTGTGCCTAATAAGAATTGTGCTAATTGCGATCTAGCTGTATTTACAACAGCATTACGCTTACCCCAAGGAATAAACTTACGGATAAAAGATGGTAACCATTTAACGTACCATTGAGAACCTAATCCTTCACCACGTTCTACAACTTTCCCATCCTCATCAAGAAGTTCCCAATGCACGTATCCCTTAACATCAAAAGGGTCTATGATATTCATTCTTGGAGTAAGGTTTCTATTCATATATATATCCTATGCCCATTTACCAAACATATCATATCTAACAGACTGAGGCGTCCCACCGCTTTCATCACTATACCCAGCTGCTCCCCAAACATAAGTAATAGCAGAGAGTGTTAATAGTTTCGCTCTACCATCATCTCCTATTACCGCATCATCATAGTTGTGCCTTGTTACGTTAATAGGTGTATTAGGATTTTGAGGACGTTTTTGAAAAACTTCCGTAAAAACCTCACCCATTACTTTTGCAAATTCACCTACTTGATCTATCCCTTGTCTTGCCATTACAGTCTAATCCCTCTTGGCATATTAGCAAAATTAATTGTTGATTCAATTATATTATCACCAGCATTAGCATCTTGAGGCGTAAGAATTCTTTTAGTAACACTTATAGCCCATACTGCTTCATTAACTGCTTGTTGATTCCATTTAATATAAAAGTATTGCCCTGCTCTCCACCCTTTTGTTAAAGATGTAAAACTACCACGCTTCATAATCTTAGATTTTCTGTCCAGGATTATAGAACCAATTTCGTCTAAATCATCAATATTAGCAACTTGAATCTCTGAGTTTTTAGAGAAAACAAATTCATGAACACCATCCCCCCCAGTTGCAGTAGCAGCATCAGCAATTCTTGTCTGATTTATATTCTCATGTTCATCTTGAAATGACGCTTTATATGTAATATTAATATAGTCATTAACAGCAAGATTAGGATTTCCAGCATTATCAGTCAAACCTAACTTTGGGATTCTTATATAAGAAGAATTAGTGCCTTGTCTTCCAACATAAAGGAAATATGTATTATCAACAGCCGAGTAATCGTCTTCTGTTCTGTGTATTCCATCTAATTGCTGAGTCATTGTTTGGTAAACACCACCCCTATTTCTAATTACACTAACAATAGAATACTGATCATATGGACGTCTTTCTAAAGGAATAATAAGATTGTCAATATTAGCAGTAGTAATTGATAAACTAGGATGTGTTACATTTTCAGTAGATTTAACAATAGCGTCTTTTATAATTGCCTTAGTACCCAACCCTTTTATAGAATCTTCTAAAGTAAAATCTCGATAATTAATCACATCTGTATCAACTATTAATGTTCTACTTCCATCATCAAGAGGTAAATGGGTGGCTGTATTTTCTGCAAGGTTTACAAAGTTAACTCTCTTGTCAAAATCAATCCACCATAACATCGCAGTTGCTTGTGCTAATGTTGAAAATACTGATGAAGGAGCTACACGTTGAAAGGTTTTTTGATTAATAACCGATCCTGTTTTTATATACGTAGTAGAGATATTGTTGTAAAAAGCATTATAAAATTGATCACCATCATCTGAATCAGCGTCAGCCATTACCTTTAAATCAAATAATATTTGCTCTAACACTCCATGATTACTCTTGTCTCCTGTAGAAACATTGTCAGAAGAATAAACTCCATTAACATACCTTCTGTCTAGGAGGTATGTATAATCTGTTGCTGTACACGCAAAAAGAATAACTTTATTGCCTTGCAACATTTCTCTACGCATATCTGTAAGAACACCAGCAAATTCTTTTGTACTGCCATCAGTTAATATAACTTCATTCCCAACAGCAGGTGAAACAGAACCGTTGTCAGAATAAACATTAAACCGCATGGAATCACCTGTTGCTTCCATAGTGTCCTGTATACTGACAGAACGAAAGTCAACACTAGATGTAATATCAACACCTTGTAAAGTAACAGTTATTGCCACAAATTAATCCTTTAAGCAAAAACGTCAGTTATGCCAGTAGTAACAGCATCTAATGTTAAACTAGCTAATTCACTATCGCTATTAACAACATTGTCATGAAATTCAATATTTATAGTTAAATCATTTTTTGACCCTGCCCCATTAGGCGTATACACAGGTGCAAGAGGTGAACGGGTATCTCCATACCTTGTATTGTTATATCTTGTATTAGCGATACCAACATTTTTATTCTCAACACCAAAAGGATCCCATTCTTCTCCACCCTTATAAGGTCTAAGCCTCATTCCCCTAGCAGCTGATTCTGGATCAAATGCAACTTTCTGTTCGTAAGCTAAATCTTGAAACTTATTAATTAATGTATTCAAGTGTTCTGTCCAAGTTGGAGTGCCTTCTAAAAGTGTTTTAGTTGCATCTTTAAACTCTGTCTTAAAATCTTGATAAAAGCGTCTAGGACCAGTTGAAGCATGTAATCTCTCACTAACTTCCGCTAACCTTTCTAATTCTGCGTTCATTAGCCCTTCTGCTAACATACGACCAAACTCTGGGAATAAAGCTGCTGCGTTCTCCATCTCTGGAATTCCAAATAACTCATCAATAGTTTTCCCCCCAAGACCTTCTAATACTTTTGGTATTTCTTCACCTGCTGCTCTATAACCGTCTATAATATCTTGTACAAAAAGCGGAACCCCCTCTGTTCCTTTCATATATCTCATACCAAGTAAAGTTTCTGCTCTTTCAATTAATTGGTCTAATGAAAGTCCAAGATTTCCAAAACTAGCCTCGCCATCCTCAACAAAGCTAATTGTTCCTTGAGCAGCATCTTCTATAGCCTTTGTATAATCACCTGTTCTATTTATTGACATTAACCATAAAGCTGCGGAAGCCATTAATGCTTCATTTGTAGGATTTAAACCCCTATCTAATAATTGCATTTGAGTTTGCGTTAATGATTTAACAAGTTTTTCTTGTTCTTCTTCTCTTAAATTAAGTGATGCTGCTATTGATTCTGCTCTTTCTTCAGCAGCAACTTGAGCGTGTAAACTACCTGTTATCTCTTGCCACGTATCAGATAAGCGTCTTGTTTTTTCATTCTCTTCTCTTACTTTTTTAATTCCTTTCCAAGCAAATCCAGCAGCAATAGCCATAGCAGCAAAACCTAAAGTAACTACATGGTTAGCTGTAAATTGTAAGAATATTAATGAGAACGCAAGACCAAGAACATCTCCATTCAAAGCAGACATAGCAATCATTCCACCTTGAGCAGCTGCACCAAGGTTTCTTATGCTACTTTGCATTGCCAAACTTGCTCCTGCCATAAATGTCATACGAGTAGAACTAGCAGCTACTACAGTATTTAATCTAGCTAGTGATGCAATTTGCTGATCAATTGTAGTCTTTAACATTCTAGATGCCTTATCAGTACCATGAATTTGACTACGATATTTTTCAAAAGATAGGCGTAATTGACGAATTTTTTGTACGTTAATACCAGAATTAACACCTAACTCTTTATGGGTTTGCGTAAGAAGTTTAGTTTCTTTTGTTAAGTCAGATACAGAGTTTCTGATTATATTATTAGCATTTACCTGCTTTTTAGCAGATAGATTTGGATCAGCTAACTGCCCCTCTCTTACACGTTTTTGAGCAGCTGTTAATTCTGCATCAACTGCACCTTGCCCAATAAGAGTTTGTCCCCCACCAACCTTTACTTTATGTCCAGTTTTAGGATCATAAGGTTGACCTCTTTTATCTAATTTATATCCAGTTCCAATTCCACCTTCTTCTCGTATTCTGTCTTGAACTGCACTCCTCGCCCTTTTTTCAGCATACCTCCCCTTTAAACCCGCTTGGTGCATAGCGTTAAGGGCTTTGATATATGTTTTTTCTAATATTTTTATTTCTTTGATAGCATCTTGAGCATCAAAGTCTAGCTTAAAACCTCTTGGCGTAGTCATGCTTGAACAACTCCACTAAATGCTTGTGTGGCAAGTACGGAAGAAATTTGTCCTTTCTCATTTCGTATAATTGCCATTAAGAACGTATATTGTTTTCCACCCTTACTTCTCACTTGTCTGATCACTTCCCCATTCATACTGATTATATCGCTTAAACTTAGATCTGCCCTACCTTTAGCACCTTTATATGTTTTAGGATCATGAAGTTTTACTATCTTAGCTCGCTCTGCTGTTACTTCTTTAATAGCTTCTCGAACTAAACTTTCCCCTTTAGCAGATAATCTTACAAAAGGCATTTTTTCAAATTGATTACCATAAAATAAATCTTGGGCTGAGTTACCTGCAAAACCTAAAGATGGATTAGCAGGTTGAATTCCCTTCTCTGCTATTGCTTTAACTACCATATACCAAGGTATATCTATCCCTTTTTCATCAACCCACTGTCTAATATTTCTCCTAAATTCGCCAGACAGCCCTGCTACTTGCATCCTCGTATCTCCAGTAGTTGTGAAACCAAACTCTTCTTTTACTCCTCCTACTGAACCTTCATCTTCTCTTGCAGCAAACCAATCGCTCGGTTCTATTTTCCCCTTTAAACTTTTATCTGCAATTCGTCCTGTAAAACCACCTCTCGCCTTCACTTCATCTTTTGTCATTTCTCTATACTTAACTCCTGTACCCCCTTCATCATGTCGTGTATAGCCAATATCTTGACTACTTTGTGCCATAGGTCGAGAGCCAAAAGATAATGTTCTTAATTTAAGTTCTGAATCAGGATCATTTGTAGGACTCCACATAACAGAAGCGGTTTTGTCTCTTATATCAACTTTCCAGTTATTAGCATTTTGAATACTTTTACCTAATTTACCTGAAGTTTGAATAGATTTTCCAGAATCTTTTGAACTGCCAGCAGTATATCGAGTATATAAATATTTTTGAAATTTCTTTATAACTGATTGTGCAACATCACGTAATAATCCATCATCTACATTGTCTAAGTAATCTTTAAAGAAAACTTGACCTGCTTTCATAACTTGGTTTTTGGGAAACCCATAAACAACTCTAGCCATTACCTTCTTCTTCCTCTAGGACTGCTACTAGTTTTAGATTTCATTTTAGCCCTATCTCTTTGAGCTTGCACTTTTTGCCCTGCGTTCTTTGCGTGAAACCATTCTCTTAGCCTGATAACATCCCAAAATGTAGCGTTTTCTCTAACATCCCAAGGAGTAGTTCCTAATCCTTCCGCAAGTGTTATATCCCAAAATTCTGGTGGAACAGGAACACTATCCTGTGTGGAAGTAAATACAACTAAGAGTTCTCGTCTAAATTTATTGTATCTACATCTACTCCTGTGTTAGTCATCTTTTCAATCAAATGAGTAACTACAATGTTGTGTAATTTTCCAACAGATTCTCTATCTACAGCAGGTATAGGTAAAGGTTCTCCACCATCTTCTTCTGGTATATTCCACGCGATAACTAACTTTTCCAACATATCAATAACATATTCAACACTTGGTTTGCTATCGTCAACTTCATCTCCGAACAATTTCTGTACATCTTTATACTTCATACCTGACATTGAATGATATTCAACCCAGTATTCTGAAGCACCTATTTCCTCTAAAGTTATTCTATATTTAGATTTTGGTAAGGGCATTAACTTTCTCCTCTCTCGTTCTTGTAACCATAAAAGTCCCATCTGATAAATAGATTATTACAGTAGGACGATTATTGATTCGTTTAATTTCGATTCTCTCAACTTCAAACTTTCTCCCTTCTAGTTCAAAGGTATTTAGTATCTCTCTCTCTTTTCTTTTCGTACATAGATTTCTAATCTTATCTAATACATCCTCCTTCCAATAATACTGTTGCCCTTCACGTTCAAGGGGCGGTAATAAACTCTCTCCTCTCCAATATCCTAAAGTTCTTTTACTAAGGGTGTACCCCTCTCTCTCTAGCTTAATAAGAACTTCTTCTTGAGTAACCATTCCTTACACTATTACTGTAACCTTTCGCTAAAGCAAGATAATACTCGTCAGTATTACCTTGCAGGAGAGAGAGGAGACTTATGCGTATGTTGGTGAAGCAGTTCCGCTTGCACCATGCTCTTGAATCTCAATTTCAATTGGAGTTCTGCGTGTATCGTCACTACCTGTATAAGCATCTCCACTTATTGCCAAAGCATCCGATGTGGCTAATGCTCTTCCAGAATAAGAAACAGTAGCATATGTAGCACTCGTATCTATTTCTAAAGGAGCTTCTAATGGAGAAGTAGCTTGCATACCTATAATTAGTGATCTTGCACCTGCTTCATTATAAGCTGCACCTGATACAGCAGCTGTAGAAAACCCTACTACTGTTTTACCAATAGTATTAGCCCTAACATCATCTATATCAGCTTTAGCTATTTCTGCTACTACGTTAAACGTAACTTCTAGAGGACCTAAATACACATCGTTAAAATTAAGATTATTAGCCATTGTGTATACAGGGGATATATCTCTATTAAGAGTTACTTCAAACGATATGATTCTATTAGCAGCATTGTTCTGATCACTACTATAAACTGAATTACCAAATAAGAACGGTTGAAATCTAGATGTACCTATATAAGCATTTTCAAATCCTAATGCTATATTATCGCTAATACTCTTTGTTCCAATAGCAGGATTATCACTTGAGTAAGCCGTTGTATGTCCTGTTAAAGATGCAGAGCATGTTACAGCACCTTCCCCTGCATTTGCAGAAATAGTTAAAGATGAAACTCTACAATCTTTCCATCGCTCGTACATATTGCCATCAATATTGTTAAGCAGTTCACGCGTAACAGTTAAATACTCATGAGTAGTTCCAAGCCTAAAAAATGTTTGATGGTTATCAGTAGAAGCAACTCTTACCGCTCTAGTAGCAAGAGTCGCTGTACCTGATATAGAAGGAGCCCCTGTACCTAATATATTTCTTAAAAGAGTACCTAGGGTACATCCAGTTGTTGCACTAGTTGAAGTTCCCCACATCATAGGAAAATCAAAACTTAATTCAGTAGACCCAACTCCTTTAAAGGAGCGATAATCCATTGCTTCTGAACCTCGTCTACCATTATCAAGAATTTGTTCAAAAGTTTCAGTAGCAGAAAAAGAACCTGCATCAGCAGGAACTAAGTTAAAAGCTGTAGCAGCAGACCTGCTAGTACCTTGACTCGCTATTCCAATATGTTCTCTTGCACTAACTAAAGCCATATTCCTTAACTCCCTTTAACTACTAAATGAGCGTCCAGATGTTTCTGTTACCACTCTATTAATTTCAAAATTAATATTTGTTTGATAGAAATACATTTCACCTACTTGATCAAATGTAAAACCACTTGATAAACCACTTAGGAATTGAATTGTTTCTCCACCTAACATATCTTTATTTTTCTCTAACGTCCACATCAACTCATCGCTTTTGTCTTGAATATAACGATAAGAATCATGGAATGTTCCATGATAAGCTATACCAGTTATCATAATACCATGAACTTGATTGTACTGAAATTGATTGCTAACAATAGTGTTATCTACACGAACTGAAGTCCTATTTATAAACCACCCTTCATATTCTGGTTGAGGTAAATCTTTGTGTATCTGCAATCTCTCAGAAAACTCTAACTCTGTAACAATAGGTGGCATTTCTGCTGTATATACATTCTGACACCCAATACCGTTTAAAATCTTTGAAAGTGCATCTTCAACAATAGGTCTTATATGTACATCATTTGATGTTACTTCCAGATTACCTGTAACCATAACTATGAACCTGCATACGAATGGAAAAAGTAATTATCACCAGTTATATATGTTTGATCGAACTCTCTCCAATGACTCGCACCAACAATATCTTGTCCACCTATTTCATCTAAATACTTAGCTTTAAAATGATCTCCTACAGAACGGAATCCGCTACTTTTATTTCTCATGGAGATGTAGCTTGCCCCAGCAGGTGGATCAATACCCTTCTCTGCGTGGAAGGATAGGGTAGAGGCGATTTCGGAAACAGTTAAATACACTATTGCTTTTTCGTGCTGTGCAGAGATGGTTGACGTTGTAGAGTCAAGTGTGTGCCTAGCAGTATAAGTAATAATTAAAGTCGTTCCAGAAGTAGGACTATGGTTTGGCAAGTAGAAGTATCTAGTTGAGGCATCTCTATAATACTTCCAATCTCCGTTATCTTCTGAAAGGAACTGGGGTGATTCATCACTTCCTATCCGACTTCCTGCATCATAGTCAATCTGACGGATTTCTGAAAAATCATCCTCCCATAAAGATAAGTTTGAAAGAGGGTAATACTTACCACTATCTCCGACTTCGCTCTCCACCACTATTCGGGGAACATCTCGACTGTATGAGCCTACTGCTTGGGCTATAGCTTGATCGACAACATTATCCCCTACTTCATTTTCACCAGTAAAAAAAGGAAATGTACCAGTTACATTACGTAACTCTGATCTAATAGTTTCTAACGTAGTTGCCATTATTATCCTTTAAGAACAATTTTAGCGGTAACTGTCATTGAAGGACTACTTGACCCACCCACAGTTGGATTGAGCCTAATATACTTCCCTATAGAATTTGAGAGTTTAACAGCAGGGGCATAATACGCAACTGTTGGGTCATTAATCTGAGTTACATCAGAATCCTTATGCCACTCACTATTATCATGAGAAGTCTGAACATCAAAATCTATTGTAGGACTTGTCCCTGCTTTCGCAGTTACTTTAATATATATTGTTGCTTCTTCAAATCTGCCACACTCAACAGACGATGACGCTGTATTTGAGGCAGATATAACTTGAGCCGAATATAAAGTTCTAGTTACATCTTGTACTGACATTAACTAGCCCTCACATACCAAACATCTACACCTTCACCATTAGTATCAACATCAATCCAAATCTCTTTTAGATTTATAGCAGAATGATGACCATTTACTATCGGTGCTTCAAATGTAACTGTTTGATTGGCATCCAAGTCAGGGTAAGTATTTGCAACATCACTATCACCTATATAGATATCATTACTATTACCTTTCTTAGCACGAAAGGTTACAGATGTGACATATAGGTCTGTGGAAGAGATACGTTCTGCTGTACCTGCTGTTGTTACATTTTTTACAACTGAATTAATCGACATAGTATCCTCTACCTGTTTTTACATTTAGCTTTGGCTTTCTCTACCATTTTACCTGATTTAGATCGTGCTTTGGTACATACACCACAGGTACAAAGTTTAGTCTTTTTAGCTTTTGCTTTAGGTTTAGCTTTAGGCTTTTTTTCAGTAACCATAAGTTATTACTCCTCACAAACAAATAAAGGGAAGAGGGAGAGATAGTTCCCCCTCTCCCCTTTTACTTTGGGGTTGATATTTAGAATCTATTAACTGGCTAGGTTAGCAGGTCGGAAAGCGATATAAATTACTAATTCATTTATATCAGCACCTATGCCATTTCCTATTTCTTCAGTCTCTAGTTCTAAGATATCCCCTGCTGTAAGAAATACTTCCCCACTAGATGTTGCATCTAGCAAAAGAGTTTTACCTACTGCAAGGTTTGTCCCTGACACTAAGTCTCTTGTTGCGAGTTCAGTAGTACCTGCACCTTCAGCCCCACCGTTTATTAGGTTAAAGTGAACAGTATTAGTGTTCGCTCCTGTAACAGCAGTAGAGTTTATGAGTGCAACTTCACCAAGTTCGCAGTTAAAGGGAGCCACAAAGATAGGTCGTCTGACTGTTGCTTCATTATCAACTACTTGTGCATAAGTAGTTTGATGAACATGCCATCCGTACTGACCTCTACGCCCACTTGATTCTTGCGTAACAGTTGCCATAACTTAAATCCTCCGTTAATCCTTATCTAATTAGGATGGGTTCTGGCGGTACATTGCTCGGTAGTCTGCAACTGTAGTAGCAAACTCTTGTCGAACTTTAATGTTCTGCACATCCATCGTGAAAGTTTCTCCGACCGTATCATCTTGTTGTATAAAGAGTTCTGGCTCTTCGTTACCGTTTAAGAAGGCAACTACTATACCTGCACTCTGGGCTGGGTCTGCAACCAAGAAGTATTCATTTGTATCTGACCAGTAGTCACATACTATTACTTCCATTGCTCCTGCAAATCTCCTGACATCCTGATCGGTATCAGTATCAGCAGTTAACTGTGTAATAACTTGAGCAGAAGGACTTACTAACCTATTGGCTAGACCCTCAAGATCGTTTGGAACTACGAGGTAACGAGGTTTGTTAGCTGCTCCAAGAATATCATTTGTACTGCCATATTTGGTCTGATCTCTCATACCCTTATTAGCAATATCTAATCCAGAAAGTGACAACGCTGTTGATCCATTGTTGTTATGACCACCTGCGAAGATAGCAGTTGAATCAGGACCATATGTATTAGTGTCACCTTCAGCAAGTTGATCCATTACAGCTTTATAAAGAGTTCTAGCAGCTGCTCTGGCTAACTCTCTAGGAATTTCAGAGATAGCACCAATATTATCGTTGAGTATCATCTCACGTGTAATTTGCGATGCTATTCCACCACGCTTCTGCATGGTGACTGTTGTTTCCTCGTCTGCTGGCATTGTCAGGTCTGGATAAGTACCTCGCTCTGCAACTACAGCCAAATCACCGAACCCACCGATCTTTATATCTCTGTGTGCTTGGTAATCATTGACGCTTATAACTTTAGCAACCTTTCTCCAATCGTTATATTGAGGAAGATCAGCATAGTTCCTGATAAGTGCTTTGTGCATCCTGTCTGCACTTACTTCACCCCAGTTAGAGGTGGTAAGAGCTTCTGTGTAAAGTCTGCCAACAGACTCTTCTCTCCAAGACGCGTATCCTTTAGAACCATTTACCCAAGACTCCCAAACTTCTTCCCTTCCAATCTCTAGAGGGTTCTTTCCTGTCCAATCACAGTAGGCTTCAGTAAAGGTTCGGTAGCCCTTTACCTTTTCTCCGCTTTCTGTGGTCATTACTCTAGATGCGGTGAAACTAGCATCTATTCGTGCTAACTTCTTGTCACCTTCATCGGTAGTGACTTTACCACTTTCTTTAGTTACGTTCTCAACAGCGACTTTAGCAAGAGAAGCAAGATAATCTTTCTCCCCTGCTATTGCCTTCTGAACAGCATCGCCATCGAAATTCTTACCCTCAAATTGAGTGCGAATTCTCTGCTCTGCTATTTCTGGCAAGGAAGCGTTGGTAAGTGCTGATGTGAGAAGAGTGGCATTTAATTGAGTAAGTGCCTCAGAGACTTTATCAGAAGTCTCGTCTTTTACCTCTGCTACTTCAGCAGTTGCCTCTGCTGTGACCTCTACTTCTTTCGTGTCTTGAGAGTCAATATACTCTTTGACAGCTTTAGAAGAGGCACTTGCAAGAAGTTCCTGCAACTTTTCTTCCGTCATATCCATTACATTTTCCTCCTGTATGGGGATTGCTTCGATTACTTCTTCCGATTCGGCTACAGCGAGAAACTTTCCCCCTGCTGCTGGCTCTCTAACTAAATCAACAGAATCAGCCCTAACTAACTGTAAAGCTGTTTCTGTATTTGAACCTAAATCTCTTTGCCATCTTCCTTCAGCTACTATACTAAACCCAACTACATTAGAAAGTACACCTTCTTGATGTAAGTCTAAAAGGGTATCTCTTAGTATAGGATCAGATACATGAAAGGTTGCATCTAAACCTTCTGGAACAGCATCAACATTCTTGATGAAACCAACAATGCTTTTAACTCCACGTTCATTTGGGGAATGATCTTGACCGCTTCCTGCATGAACTGGAACGCCTTCAAAGACATTCTTATCTCTATGTAATATATCTTTCGGATAAGTTCTATTATTTTTCGATGTACCTGAGTTAATAATGCGAACTCGCCAATCGCTACCGTTTTCCTGTAGTGGACTAGCTTCAAAGCTAAACATTCGTTTAATAACTTGGTTGCTTTCTAGCATTTCTTTTTCTTCTTTTTGTACATCGTTGGACTTCTCTATTTGTGCCGTACATACTGCATAAGCAGCAGACTTCCTATCTTCCCCATCTTTCGGTTTGAAATCTGGGTCATCCATTAATCGTATAACACATTGTTCTAATTTTTCTGGCATTATAAATACCTACAAGCGATTCTAAGACGAAACTATTAACCCTGTCAACTTTTATTTAAAACTATCACGACTTGGATAATATGTATACCCATTATCATGCTTTTCGGTTGTTACTTGGAACAAATCTTTTAATGTTGAATCAACATCATACATGCCACGTTTTTCGTGCGGTTCATTCTTACCTGCGTCAATTCCACTTAAACCGAGATAGCGTGTAAATATTCGTGAGGCTTCGTCTGTTTCAATAAAGCCATTACCTACAGCATCCTTCAACGCTGTACTTATACTTCTCACCGCTATTGCGTTAGCCCTCTGATCTCTAAAGGAAACTTCTGGCATACGCAAGTAGAATGAAGCAGATTCAATAGTAGCTAATGAAGTATCACTAAACCTACTATCTTGCCTTAACCTTCCATGTATTATTGCTTGATCAAGAACAAATCTAAAGATTCTAGTCATGATATACGCAATAAACTTCTGCCTCATCTTGAGATGCCTGTAAGCAGGTTCTGTCATCTCTGGAGCAGATGCTCTTGAAGTTAAGGATTCAGCAAACCAAATCGGTGGAAGTCCTGCACCTGCAAGAACGTGGTTCTTTAAAACAGAAGCTAAACTAGCACTATCTTCTAATTTTAAGTCTGGAGTCTTGAACTCTTGACTAACATTCTCGTTATGAGCAAAACGCTCTCCAGGTTTTAAACTCCTTTGATTCCTCAACCACTCTCTTATCTGTTGTTCGTTTTTTCCAGTAAGAGTGACATCTAGAACGTACTTAGAACTTTCGATTGCTTTCTCAACTGAACTAAATAGGAATTGATCATGAGCATCAATCCAATCCATGTCTGGTAAGAGATCACTCCAACCTCTGTTTGCTGTCATAGGATTATTTATAGTGAAGAAGAAACAAGCACCAACTACTTTACACTTATACTTCAAGCCTGATCCTGTAGGCTCGATAATGTCATCTTTTGTAAAATCAGCACCAGAAACCGCACTCGTATTAAGACCTACATATCTTCCGTATTCTTTAGTTCCTACTGGAGCAGAACTTACATCAATAATCCGATAAGCCCTTCTGTAATCTTCTTTAGGGAACTTCCTTAATATAATTAACTGTTGTTTCATCGTATTCTCAGGATTTTCAACAACAGACTCAATCATAGCTGTATCTATGTTACCTAGAGTTACATGTCCATTCTGTTCATTAACGTAAACAGGAATACATAGTTCACCTGTGAGTCCTAAGTCTCTAACTCTGGAAAACTGATTGATTGTCCAGTTATTAGTAGGGTCAGTCCAATGTGAATCTAAAATATCTTGAACATTACGATCTTCTGCTACATAAGTAATTCCATCTCCAACCACATACTCAGCAGTCAAATCAATAATACGCTTTGCGATAGGATTACTCTTATAGAAGTAGTGAGCATAGTCAATTGCATGTTGTTGAGTTATTGAGGGAAGATTCTTCTCTTTCCTATTCGCTCCCATAGGCTTCCACAAGTGTTCATCAGGTTCGGGTGATCCAATATAGCTAATAGCTTCTTGACTCGTATTACCTCGTAATGCTTGCCAAGATTCTTTCACTCTACTTATAGCACTCATATCTTTACCTCAATCCTCTGTGGAATAAACTACTTCTACCTGTTCCACTCAACACTCTATCCCTAGCAGTCTCTTCCTCTTCTTTATTTAACTCACTTAACCTATTGACTAGATAGCGTTTACGTTGCTCCCCCTCATAACCTTCTTCGTTAGCCTCAATCTCAGCCATTGACAATGTAGCTTCAATCTCACTAATAGCTACAGCTTCTACAGATGAAGTTAACTGGTGAACAGCTATCCATAGTGCGTCAAGGATATCATCTCTGCCACCTCTTGGGAAAGACGAATATTCCTGTTGAAACTCTTTGAATCCATTCTCTGGACTCATAAACAACTCGTCCCCTCTTCTTTCACCTTTAAACCTGACACTACCATTAGCAATAAAAGGAATAATTGCATCGTATCTCTGTTCTTTAGAACCTCTAGGAATTATTGTTTCTATTGGCATAGCACCTCTAGAATCATTTCTAGTTTGATTAATGAGATGTTGAGTTGTAGCTTGTTGAGGACCATTTGTCTCTAGAATAACCTTAGAGATATTTAACCCCCTACTTTTCCAAGTAGTGTATTGAGCATGAAGGAACTCGAGGTGTCTTGGTGCTGTTATCTTTCCAAACGCAAAATCTAGAACATATACTATTCCAGTATCAGGATCTTTACCTGCTGTGCAATGCCCGAAGTAATTCGCACTTTCTCCTTCAGAAGTAGCAGGATCACCGCCCTGTATTCCGATTAATTTTCTTATAGGTGGTACAGTAGCATCATCATAGAAGTGTAGCCACTCTACATCAAACTTCACTCCCTTCATTCCGCTAGGATCATTTTGATATTGAGCATTAAATAGAGAAGGTGGCATTGCTCTGCGTTTCTTCTCCAACCACTCTAATGGACGTTCTGCTTCCCATAGAACGCTTCCATCTGGTTGAATCGCCTGATATAACCTAACTCCCATTAGTAATCACACACACAAGCGTATGTATCCTCCATACTTGGAAACATCTCTAATACACCTTGTTGTCCTTTCATATATTGATTCTCATACTCTTTTAACGTCTTACCCTTATCTCCGCTTTTGATTATCCCTCTACCTTTCAAATGTGGTAATCGTTCTATTTGATCTTCTTCCCAATCACGAACTTCATTGAATCTCTCAGGAAAGAAAGTTTTAAGTCTTTCCCAAGTAGATTGACCTTGCCTTACACATCTACCACCACAATTATTATGACTGAATCCCATATCATAAAGTCGTGGAGTCTTAATTCCCCATGACTCCGTTTCCATCCTATGAGGAGGATTAGCGTATGGTTTCCAAAGCAATGGAAAGTCTACAGTTACTCCCTCTATTTTCTCATACTCTCGTTTAGGTGAAACCGTTCTATGCTCCTCTGTCCAATCTAAACCAAGATGTACGGTTACAGGTCTATCAACAGTTTCAAGGAAATATCTAAAGGGAATAATCTTTAAAGCCTTAGAGCAGGTAGCAACTCTACTATTAGGAATGATTTCATCATCGTAAGCAACTTCCAAAGGAGTTCTTCCATCTGATGATCTAACAATTGGAATATCCCATAATAATTCAAGGTCTTCAAGAAATCTGTATAAATCCTCATCTTCCCAGAGAGTATCAGCAAACCAAAGTATGACATTCTCTTTACCGTAACGATTAATTACACGATTAGCTGCTACAGCTGAAGAAGTGCCACCAGATAAACTAACTATATGTTTCATATCCAGTTATTCACTTCTCCCAAGGGATACTTTCCAGTTCCTCATCCCAATACACTTTGTCAGTATATTTATAAACTACAAACGCTGTAACGCTTGCTACCAGTATGCCAAGTAATGATTTCTTAAACATGTGAACTCTCTAGAACTGTTGGATATAAATCGGTATAAAGTCTCTCTGTATCAAATATAGGTATGAGTTCAGCGTAGAGATCATCGTAATGGAATCTTGTTCCAAGGAATATCTGTTGACCTTTAGGCATAAGCATTGGATCAAAACTCATCCAGAACTTACTGCTGATGTTACTTCTATTAGTATCGCTCTGACTATTCTCAAAGCTAACAACGTCATCATATACTTGAAGGGTTGCTCGTCCACCTTCTACGCTTGTGGTAATGCCAAAAGCAGCGAATGTTGCGTCTCGTTGAATATCTCCACTCTCCCACGCTTGAGTCCGATCCCTCACTACTTCGAACCTGTCCGTTTTCCAAGTAAAGTCTGGACTGTCTGGATAAAGGTTTCCGAACATTTGCCTGTACCTTTCGTTGAATCGGATACAACTTTCAATCTTCCCCATACGTTCAACAGCTAGTGATATAACAGAACTAATAATCTGAACTAACTCTAACCTATTCCTTCCAACTTTCCATAGAGGAAAACTTTCTCCTGCCAGAGCAGTTTTACCATGATTACGTGGAGCAAGGATAAGAAGTGGGTTTACGTCACTATTATCAGGATTGCTATCTCCTTCCATTAGTGTTTCCATGATCTCCCATTGAAATGGAGGTAACTTCTGATTAAACACATATTCATGGAAGTAAGCAGGGTGATCATATGCACGTTCTTCTGAAATAGATCTTTCTCTCATTCCAGAAAGAATACCGATTGATGTTACGTCAGCTACTTTTCTAGGCATTAGGATTCAAGAACCTCATATCCATTGTTTGTCCAACGAAACCAGTTACCAGTACATTTGCTAAAAGCCTTCTTTCCCTTACAGTTACATTCCCCTTCTTCTTTTGCCCATTCACCCATCTCGCCTTTACTTCCACCAAAGTAAGGTCTTGCGTGACCTTCGTCTACAAGTATCTGGTTAAAGGAGCGATCATCGCTTTCTGAGTTAAGGTATCCAAGTATCCTTCCGAACTTACCTTTACCTTCTTTTGTAGTCTGAAGGGTAACCTTGCCCTTATTCTGGGTAACAAGTTCCTTCAACCTCTCCTTACTCTTCTTTCCAAGAATCTTCTCCCACTTATTACTCGTTCTACTCTCAGGAGTATCTATACCCATCAACCTGACTCTTTCCCCTCTAAGCCATATCTTAAAACCAAGATCAATATCTACATCAACTGTATCTCCATCCACAACCCTAGTAACCTTTACTTTATATTCAAACATCTAAGCCTTCCTTTTCCTGTACAGGTTGAAGCAAAACGCATCAGAGGATGGATTGAGTCCTCCAAGCCCAAAACCTGAACAAAGGTATTTTCCATCATTCATTTTCATATAAGTTACTGATCCACAGATACGACATCTTCCTTGTTTCTTAGATTGTCTATATCCTTTCAGCCAATGCAATCCTTCTAGATATCTCCAACTCTTCTAATTGCTTCTATCGCATTATCTCTTTGGTTATGCAATTTATGGCAATGCTGACATTCGTTTCTCAGGGTTTGACCTAACGCCAACTGTATCTGGTTCATATAGTTACGGACTTTCTCTCTGGTTATCGTACTTCCTGCTATTTGCAGAACTTCGTACTTTCGTTTAATGCTCGTACTAATCTTATCTACCAGATTAACGAGAGACTTTGTTTGAAGGTCAATAGTTTCAAAGTCAGTACCAAACTCCAGTAAGTCTAAAGTCTCATCATCAAGAACCTTCTCACCATACTTCTCAACAAGAATCTTCAGCATTGCTCTAAGGAGAACAATCTCTCCGTCAAGGTTATCTAACTCAGTTCTCTTTTCCTCTTGATGTAAATGTTCTTTAAGGCGAGAGTTTGTGGCTATGTTAGAATAAACAACTCTTCCTCTATCGACAGAGGTTAACTCCATCTTACCTTCTGTATCGTGATGCTTGCATGGACCATATCCAACGTGATCTGTTCCCCAACCTGCATCAAATCTACAGATACCATTTAACTTCTTACCTCTGCCACAGATAGCTACTCCATCCTCAGAGATTTGAGGTTGACCATAATGTTCTTCTAGTTCAGCTATAGTTGTTTCGTTCATAGTTACCTTATAAAGATTGGCTCTTCTTGGACTCCATCGTTAACGGTATTAACTTTCACGCTAGAGTTAATTACAAGATCAGCACTATTAATATCACCATCATCACCTATCCTGACATTCTCAAGAGTGAGAGTACCTATTTCAAAATAATCTGCGTTAAACGCTCCTGTCCACGCGTTTACATTATCAAGGATAAGATTCTCGATAACGACATCTCCACCTGTTGTACTTTGCAGAAGTAAAATCCTGTCAACGGTCATATCCTCTGCTATATAGCTTGTTGCTCCACGACCGCTACCTATTACAACGTCATTGGTTGAACTTGCCATTGTAGGACTAAATGTGTGACCAGCAGCAATAACAGAACTTGTAGCATTAATTTTAAATATGTCACCGTTTGCCCAATCCATAGTAGGGAAGGAAGAGTTTTTGATAGTCACAGTCTCAATAGTAATAACATCACTTGTACTTGTTCCTGCAATCTGAAAAGCATCCGTTAATCCACTCTTTCCTAGATTGATATTCTTAAAGGAAACCACATCCAACCTTAAACTAGCTGGCATATTAATCTGCAACGTCTGGCTCCTATCCATAGGAAACTCAGCATCCGTTATATTGCTTCCCACCATAGAAGGAGCTTCGTAACTAGCACCTAACATCGGAAAGGTTATCTCTTGCTCTCCTGTATTCAAGAGCAGAAACATGGATGCGAGAAATCCAAGGGCAACGAAACTCAGGCTAACAACTATAAGTTTGCCTCCACCAAGATAAATTCCTGTAGGAAAAGGCAATTTTAATTTAGACGCTGAAGGTAATTTGAATCTTCCAAATGCCCCTAAACTAAACTTCAAACTAGGAATAGAAAACTTTCGATCTTTCATTATTCATTACCTCCATCTTTTATCTTTGACTTAATCTCATCACTCATTAAGCTGACAATAACACTCGCTGCTGCGGTAACTGGATTTGCGAATATAGCAAATGCCACTAATATTATATCTAGATGTGGAGCAATCTCACTCGGCTTACTTGTAGTCTTCCATACAATCAATACACCTAAAGTTACGAAGGCAAGAAAAAGCGGACCAATTAAAACTATCGTAAGAAACTGACCACCAGTTAATGTTGTTTTGGTTTTAGCTTCTAAATCGACAACCCTACTTCTAGCTTGCAGTAACTCCTCTTCTAATTTAACAATCCTTTCTCTATTATCTTGCGTCATAAAACCCTCACTCTCAGTCACATATTATCACACTTTCGCTACATTCCTTTTATACTCTCTATATACTTCCTCACGTTATATATCTATTATAGGAGGGTTCGTTATATATTGTGTATTTTTTAGATGTAAACCATCATACCAGTACATACATCGCCATAGAATCTATAATGGATAGCAAGGGAGGATTATGTAAAGTTTTAGAAAATCTAAATATTCTAAAAAAAAATATTTAAAAACTGGAGAATTTAAAATGTCTAAAGAAATTAAAGAAATTAAAACAGAAGTTAAAACTGAAGTTGTGCATCACTTGTTTAGTGGCAATACAATTGCTGGAGAATTGTTTGATAAATATGATGCAGTCACCAAGGAAGTGGTTGCGAAAGAAATTTTAGCTACTGTTCACCTTGGTTCAGATGGTCACGTTAAAGACGCTATTCCAAGCAAGGGACACGAAAAACAAGCACTTAAATACTTTAAAGCTATTTATGATGCTGAAGTTTTAGCCGAACACGGACCATATCAGAAGTTTTATAATCCACATGTTGGAAATGTTCTCTATGATCAATTTGTTATGGCTATTAAAAATAATCCTGAAGTAAAACAAGCACTCGATAATCTTACAGGAGTATTCAAAATTCCTACTGATAAAAGTGGTAATGAATTCCTCAATGATAAATCACCAATGATTAAAGGTGATCGTGTAGACAATCGTGTAGGATATTTACAAATCCAAACGGATCATAACAATGATTTAAAACTTTGTGATGAGTTTGAATCTCGTCCATGGGGTCGATTTAATTTGAATGTTGATTCCGTGGTTAAAGAAATTTATGAATCCATTGGTAACAAGATTAAAAAATAAAAATCTTAACCCATAGCATTTAGGGAAGACGTAAAAAATCTTCCCTATTTGCACGTCCAAATTTTTTTGTTTGAATTGCCATTTAAAATTCATTATTGATTAATGGGTTTTAATTGACAATTGAAATTAACAGTAACAATAGGAGTGCTAATGAAATAGTGATTAAGGTGTGGCGAAATAGAATTTTTTCGCATGCCAGTTAAAACGTCAAGAGGGTATTAACCCAATGACACATGAGGAGTTTTTACAAAAATAAAACTTTTTTTATCCAGGATAAAAATTTTTTAGAAAAAATAAAAATTTAAAAAAATGAGTTTTAAAAAAAACTGAATCTAGGGGAACTAAATCTAGGAGGAAATAATGAAAGATGTTAAGGATTACATTAATCATCAGACAGTTTTAGAAAGAGTTGAAAAACTTAACGCAACTTATAAAAATGCTGAAACGGATCTAGATGAACATTTTGCATTACATAATGAATTGTGGGATTTATTTGTTAATCAATCAGATTGTACAAATAAGTTTGCATTTAACGGGAAGAAAGTTTGTGTAGAGATTCCAAAACTATGTGAGCATATTAATCAAGTTAGGTTAGAGATGAAAAAAAGGTTGAATTTTTAGATTTTTGGGCATACCAGTTGTTTTGTCAAGTAGCAATAAACACTCAACGGATTAGATAAGAATTAATCTTGTCTAATCCATTGATTATTTATTTTAGTTATTAAGTTTATTAAAGGAAGGGTAAATCTAGGCAACTTAATATTAATAGAAAAACCTTAGTTAAAGGAAAAATGTCATGAGTAAAGTAGATGTGAGATTAATTGCTAAGAAATCTAAAAAGAGATTTTGTAAAACATGTAATCGTTTAACAGTATCTTGCTGGAATTATTAAAATGACTACACAAGTTTATAAAACTTCTCATCAGGATTTAGAAAAATGGTATGACGAGAATTTTAATGGTCATAAAAATACACCTGTTCTAGATTCACAAAAAGAATTTTGTTTATATTGTATGAAAAAAACTTCCATATGTTTTAGGTATACAGGTGAATAAATGAGTATTTTTGAAGAAACTGATCCAAAATATATTATTTCTGTTGAAGTAAAAAATGAAGAAAGATTTAAAGAACTAATGGAAATTCTTGCAGGTAACTTTACTTTCAGAGTTAATACTAATCAGAAATATAAAACCATAGATGATTTATTTAAGGAGATTGAAAATGTCAAACGCTGAAATAGAAATGAAAAGTGTTGCTCCAATGTTTATTAACATTGTTAATAAAATTACTAAAGCAAAATCTAGTATTAGTGATGCAAGAGACAATGCATTGGAATTAAAAAACCAAATGGAATCTAATCTAAGTGAATTACAAGATGAACTTAATAACTTAGAAAGCATAGAAGATGATTTAAATGCATTATGCAAAGCCATGATGATGTTTGGTAGTGAAAATTAAATTTTTCTGAACTCCAGGCAATTTGTCAAGTAGGAAGTTTCTATAATTCAAAATAGGAATTTCCTACTTCTCAATTTTGAATTTTTCAATTTTTTAAAATTTTTAAAATTCTGAATCTAGGGAAACTTTATTTCTAGGAAAAAACTTAAACTATCTAGGAGATTTTTATAAATCTAGGGAAAATAAAATGTCAAATAAATATAAGCCAACAAAATTAAGCCGATGGTCTACCGATGGTGTTACAGCTTTTGATAATGCGGAAAATTATCTAGGCGAAAGACATCCTACTTATTATGTTGTAGGAGTTCAACATAGGGATTCAGAAATATTAGAGAAATCTAATTTTGAATGTACTCATAAAGAATTACAAGATATTGTAGATAATTATTATGAGGATTCTGATTATGAACCAGATAATGCTCCATTAAAAATTAATAGAATGGGTCATTGGGCTGTAGGTTGGGTAGAACAAATATTAATCCATGAGGATTACACAATATTATTACAAACTGGAGATAAGATTGTAGAAAGATTAGAGGAATATCCAGTTCTAGATGAAGAGCATTATTCAGAAAAAGAATTAGAGCAATTCTACT